GACCAGAACATTGAGACCGCGCAGCAATACATTTCCCCCATGATCTCTGGCTACTTCAGGTAAGGGGGCGTGAATGGGCTACGCATCAAGATCGGGCCGGGCCAGAACTAGCTCCACCAACCCGCAGGCCCATGCGATCTGCGACCGCTGCGCCTTTCGGTACAATCACGTTGACCTGAAGTGGCAGTACGACTGGGCTGGCGCGTCCCTGATCAACAAGCGCATTCTGGTCTGCTCCACCTGCTATGACGAGCCGCAGCAGCAGCTCCGCGCGATCATCATTCCGGCTGATCCCGTGCCGATCATCAATCCCCGCGTCGAGCCCTACGCTTGGGACGAGATCGACCGGCGTCAGGTGTCCGGCAACAACACCACCAACCCGCAGACGGGTATCCCCGTCCAGCGCGGCGACACGCGCGTCACTACCATCGACACCGACGTGCCGGACCAGACCCGCGTCACGCAGCAGACTGGCGAGGCGCCCTACGGCACAAATCAGTTGCCGGGCACGGACCCGAACGCGGTCACCTACCGCACGGTGACGGGCGCCGCCAACAACGGAATCGGCCTCATTCGCCTGACAATTGCGACAACCAATGGCATGATTACAGGGCAAAATGTGACCGTTCAGGACGTGAGCGGCGTGTCTTCTGCCAATGGAAATTGGCGCATAACGGTGATGAATACGACCCAAATTGACCTTCAGGGTTCGGCGTTCTCGGGCGCCTACACGTCCGGCGGGTATGTTATAAACAATCCCAGCCTGCCATACGGCTTCACTGAAGTGCCCAAGACAGGACCGCTCTGATGCCTCGTTACGCTAGTAATATCCAGATCCCCAACCTTGGCGTTGCCGTTGCTCTCAACGGAACGGAACAGGTTGAAATCGTTCAGGCCGGCGAATCAAAGCGGACAACGACGCAATTTATAGCAAATTTGGCTGCAACCGGCCCAACGGGCCCCGCAGGCCCCAGCACGGCTGGCCCGACCGGCCCCACAGGTGAGACCGGGGCTGTGGGCCCCAGCGTAACGGGGCCCACCGGCAGCATTGGCCCTACCGGCGGCGTTGGAGGGGCGGGGCCCACGGGCCCCACGGGCCCTACCGGGGCCGTTTCCACGACGCCCGGCCCCACGGGGCCCAATGGCCCCACGGGCCCTACGGGGGTGGGCGGGCCTACGGGGGCCACGGGCGTTAATGGGGACATCGGGAATACCGGCCCCACCGGCCCCACGGGCGCTGGCCCTACGGGCGCAGTCGGGCCAACCGGGGTTCAGGGCTTGAATGGGTCTACGGGCCCCACGGGGCCGACAGGGGCCGCATCCACAGTTGTCGGCCCTACGGGGCCTACGGGGCCGACCGGGCCCACAGGATCTACGGGAGCCACCGGCCCGACGGGTTCAATCTACCCGACTGGTGGATCTCCTGATCGCATCTTCTATGAAAACCAGCAGACAGTTACCGTCAATTACACGCTCACGACCAATTACAACGCCATGTCGGCTGGGCCAGTGGCTATCAATTCTGGCATCACGGTGACTGTCCCATCGGGCAGTTATTGGACAATTGTCTAATCTCAAATGCGAGGGGGTCGCTATGGAGAATAAGTTGAAGATATGCGTCTACGCTATCAGCAAGAACGAGGCGCATTTTGCGCAACGTTTCTGCGAGTCGGCGCAGGATGCGGATCTCATTATGATTGCCGACACGGGATCAAATGATGGTCTTCCCGAAGAGGCGGAGAAATATGGCGCGACTGTTCACCACATTTGCATCACCCCGTGGCGGTTTGATTTGGCGCGCAACGCTGCTCTTGCTCTTGTGCCTCGCGATATTGATGTCTGCATTAGCCTAGACATTGACGAGGTCCTCCAACCCGGCTGGCGTGAGGAGATTGAGCGTGTCTGGATCAAGTGAGAGACTACCCGCCTCCGCTACATGTTCGACTGGGGCTGCGGGATCAGCTTCTACTACGAGAAAATCCACGCCAGACATGGCTACCACTGGCACCACCCCTGCCACGAATATCCTGTACCTGACGGACGCATTACGGAGGTCTGGGCGCAGACCGACTTCCTCATCGCCGTCCACAAGCCGGACCCGACCAAGAGCCGGGGCCAGTACATGGATCTTCTGGAGCTTTCCGTAAAGGAAGACCCGGACTGCCCGCGCAACGCCTTCTATTACGCCCGCGAGTTGAGCTTCCACTCCCGCTGGCAGGAGGCCGTTGACGCCTGCAAGAACTACCTAAAGCTCCCCCGCGCCACATGGATGAACGAGCGGTGCTACGCCTACAGGGTCATGGGCCGCTGCTACAGTGAGGTAGGGCTCTCACACGAGGCCGAGCAGGCTTTCCACTCGGCGGCGTCCGAAGCCCCCAACACCCGCGAGCCTTGGTGCGAACTGGCGCTGTTGTGCTACCGCCAGAGCCGCTGGGAGGAGTGCTTTGCCTACGCCATGCGGGCGCTGCGCATCACAAACCGGGAGGCCGTCTACACCTGTGATCCCGCCGTGTGGGGCTATCAGGCGCACGACCTCGCCGCCGTCGCCGCTTGGCAGCTTGGATTGAAAGACATTGCAATTCAGCAGGGGCAGCTTGCGGTCGATCTGGAGCCGGGAGACAGTCGCCTCCGTGCCAACTTGGATTGGTACATGGGTAAAGTTGAGCTTGAAGAGGAAGCGGCGTGATGGACTTGCAGTCAATTCTCAACATCATTGGCGGCGGCGCCATTGCCACTGGCGGCTGGTTCGCGCGCGAGATTTGGGGCGCTGTGAAAGAATTGCGCAAGGACCTTCATTCAATTGAGACGGACTTGCCCAAATCCTACGTCAGCAAGTTCGACATGGACAAGCGCATGGACCACATCGAGGTGATGTTCCAGCGAATCTATGACAAGCTTGATGGGAAGGCAGACAAATGAGCACAACGGAAGAGAAGCAGGAAAAGTTCGCCATTGAGATGGCTGCGAGCGCCAGCAAGGGCGCACTGGTTGAAAAGATCACCTTCGCGGGTATCCCGATCCTGTTCTCTTGCGTTGTCTACCTCATGAGCGCGCTTTCCGCCGCCAACAACGAGATCATTCAACTAAAGTCGAAGGTGGCCGTAGTCGTCAAGGCCGACAACAAGGCTATCCCGGCGCACGGCACAACTATAGACATGGCGCAGATACGTGAGAATTTGAGCGACCAGATTGGCAAGGTCGAGAAGGAAAGCGCCCTTGCCCGTGCCGCCATGACGCTCGACCGCGAACGCTCAATGGCAGCCATTGAGAAGAGCCGCATGGACATGGTGGCTGACGCCGCTGCTGCCAGAGCGGCCATCCGGTTTGACACAGCACAACTGATCGCGGCGCTTGATAAGCGCATCACGCTGCTTGAGAAGGGGAAATAAAATGGACTTATTGAAGCAATTTGGCCCCCTACTTGGTCAATTGGCCCCGTCCATCGCCACGGCGCTGGGGGGCCCGCTGGCTGGCGTTGCCGTCAAGACCCTGTCCAGCGCCCTCTTTGGGCATGAGGACGGCACCGAGGAGCAGATCTCCGAGGCCATGGCGTCCGCCACGCCTGATCAGCTCGCCGCTATCAAGAAGATCGACGCCGACTTCAAGGTGCAGATGAAGTCCCTCGACATCGACCTTGAGCGCATTGCCGCCGGTGACCGCGACAGCGCACGGCAGATGCAGCGTGAGACGAAGGACTGGACGCCCAAAGCTCTGGCGTTTTTCATCACCTTCGGGTTCTTCGGGGCGCTGATCTGGATCATGGTGTTTGGCATCCCGCAGACTGGGACCGAGGTTCTTCTGATGATGCTCGGTTCTCTCAGCACTTCATGGACTGGCGTCGTCCAGTTTTACTACGGCTCGTCGGCTGGCTCCAAAGCCAAGAATGACCTCCTCGCCGCAAAGGATAAGTGAAATGAAAGAGAACTGGGATGCCTGCTTCGCCATGGTCCTGAAGCACGAAGGGGGTTTTGTGAACCATCCGAAAGACCCGGGCGGAATGACGAACTTGGGGGTCACCCGCACCAACTGGGAACTCTATCTAGACCGCGACGTGACCGAGGCGGACATGCGGGCGCTGACGCCCGAGATGGTCAAGCCCTTCTACAAGAAGAACTACTGGGACCGGATCAGGGGCGACGAGTTACCCTCTGGAGTGGACTATGCCGCCTATGATCTGGCTGTGAACTCTGGCACTGGCCGGGCGGCAAAGTACCTTCAGCGCATTGCTGGTGTGACGGATGATGGGGTCATCGGGCCGCAGTCCTTGAAAGCCATCCAAAAGTGCGATGCCGAATCGGCAATTGACGCCCTGTGCGACATGCGGATGAACTTTCTCAAGGGTCTCAACACCTTTGACACCTTTGGCAAGGGCTGGACCATTCGCGTCAACGATGTAAAGGCCAAGGCGACGGAGATGGCGTAAATTTCTGAGCGGTGATATAAAGGGCGGATCAAGAGGTTACCCATGACCACAGGTCTCACTTATTCGCAGTACGTCACCCAAATCGCCACGATGGCCGTCGTGGCGGAGACTGATGCCGCGTTCGTCACGATCTTGCCCCAGATGATCACCTACGCCGAGAACCGGATGTACCGTGACATCGACTTCATGTTTACCTCCACGTCCCTGCACGGCGCCAGCTTCGTCCTGACTGCTGGAAGTAGGAACCTGTCCTTCAACATCAACTTGGCGTCAAATTCGGATGCGCAGGCCGGGACCTTCGTTGTCAGCGAGCAGATCAATCTCTTGACGGGGCCGCCAGTTCTGAATGTTACAGCCGCCTCTGGCAACGGCACTACAGCCACTCTCACATATTCCAGCACCTACGCGTTCTCCGCCGGGCAGACGATCACTGTGGC